ATCTTCCAGAAAGAGGCTGCAGGGGTTGTTGAGGCAATCGGTCCACAAGTCCAAGTAACCAATGGAGACGTTTCGGTGATTTACCAAGGTGACGTTATATTGGGACGCATGGCTATGGGTGCAGATTACCTAAACCCAGCTGCTGCTGTTGAATTGTACGTTGGTGCTACTGCTCCTTCTGCATTCTAAATTTATACACTTTATACGGGAGCTTCGGCTCCCTTTTTTTTTATGGCTACTTCAACTATTGCAATCGATACAGAACTATCCGCAGTCAATTCTATTTTGGGTGCCATAGGTCAATCCTCAGTTACAACTTTAAATTTTAATAATCCAGAAACTCAATTTATTTACAACATCTTAGAAGAATCTATTAAGGATGTTTTAAATGAAGGTTGGCATTTTAATACAGAAGAACATGTAGAAGTTTCTCCTGATGCAAATAACAACATAATTATTCCTAATAGTTACCTCCGCTATGACCTTAATAATGGTGAAGATAAATCAATGGATTTAGTGAAGAGAGGTGGAAAATTATATGACAAGGTTCAGCACACAGATATCTTTACTGACAAAGTTTATTTAGATGTTGTCTATTTATATACCTTTACTGATATACCATCAGTCTTTCAAAGATACATTATTGCCAAAGCTTCTACGCGAGCTGCTGTGCAATTAGTAACTAATCCAAACTTAGTTCAATTATTACAAACTCAAGAGGCATTAACTAGAGCTTCAGTAATTGAATATGAATGTAATCAAGGTGACCATTCCTACATGGGATTTCCACACGAAAGTAATTACACATCTTATAAACCTTTTAGATCTTTACAAAGATAATGGCAACTGTTACACAACTTATACCAACATTAACCGGTGGCATATCACAACAGCCAGATGAATTAAAAGTTCCGGGACAAGTTAATGTTGCAGACAATGTTTTGCCAGATGTAACACATGGTCTACTTAAACGTCCCGGAGGACAATTTATTAAATCTCTTAGTGATGGAACTAATAATTCAGTAACCAATGGTAGGTGGTTTCATTATTATCGAGATGAAACGGAGCAGTATATAGGTCAAGTCAGTAGGACTGGTGATATTAATATGTGGAGATGTAGTGATGGTCAAGAGATGACCGTTACATACACAACATCTCAGGCTACTGCTTTAACAAATTATTTGACTCATTCATATGACGAAGATATTCAGACATTAACGGTAAATGATTTCACGTTCCTGACTAATAGAACTAAAACAGTCGCGATGTCTACAACTGTTGAGCCAGCTAGACCTCCTGAAGTTTTTATAGAGTTAAAAACTATAAAATATGCTAGTCAATATTCTCTCAATTTATTTGATAATACAACGACAACTTCTATTTCTACAGCTACAAGAATTAGTGTTGAACAAATTAAATCTAGTAATAATTACTGTAATAGTAGTGGTGGTATGGAGACGCATCCTAATAGGATTTCTGAAACAACTAGATGTACTTCTACAGCAGGAACTGGAGATGATGAACAAGCTCCAAATGTAGGTACTCGTATATTTGATATTAGTTCTGGTACAACTTTAGTTGATGACGCAGCTGTATCTACAAGAGGAGGTACTGATTATTCTTATACAGTTGGCATCACTAATGCTGCTGGAGCAGCTAACCAGTCTGGTAGAAAAAACTTATATTTTAGAATCACATGCACAGGACAGTCATATCCCGTAGATGGTACTAATTATAGAACTAGATATACAATCACAAACGATCTTTTATATGGTGGCGAAGGTTGGCAAACTGGTGACTTCTTTTATGTTTATTTGAAAGATGCTTATTATAAAGTAAAAATTGAGGAAGTTAGCACTTCAACAGTACAAGCTAATTTAGGATTACTAAGACCTAACCCTACGTCATTTGATACCAAAACAACAGTTACAGCTCAATCTATTTTAGGAGCTATAAGAGCAGACATTATTGCGACTGGTAATTTTACAAGTGCTAATGTTCAGCAAATTGGTAATGGTTTATATATAACAAGAGCCTCTGGAAGTTTTAACGCTACTACTCCTAACTCATCATTAATAAATGTTGTATCTGGAGAAGTACTAACTGTCGAAGACTTACCTAAACAATGTAAGCATGGGATGGTAGTAAAGATTGCTAATACTGAAACTACTGAGAATGATGATTACTTTGTAAAATTTATTGGTAATAATAATCGTGATGGAGATGGAGTTTGGGAAGAATGTGCTAAACCCGGAACCCAAATTGAATATGACAAGGCAACAATGCCGGTTCAATTAGTCAGAACTAACGCAACAACGTTTACCCTTTCGCAAGTAGATTACGAACAAGCTAATGCTGGAGATACTACAGCTACTACTGGTACAAACCCTAGAGCTTCTTTTGTAGGAAAGACTATTAATAAAATGGTCTTCTTTAGAAATAGGTTAGTAATGCTGAGTGATGAGAATATAATCATGTCTCGTCCGGGAAACTTTTTCAATTTTTGGGCTAGGACTGCTGTTACTTTTTCAAATATTGATGTTATTGATATCTCAGTTAGTTCAACTTATCCAGCTATTGTCTACGACGCTATACAAGTTAATGCCGGATTATTAGTATTTACGAAGAACCAACAATTTCTATTGACTACGGATAGTGATGTTCTTAGTCCTATGACAGCAAAGATAAATGCACTATCAAATTATAATTTTAACTTTAAAACTAATCCTATATCACTAGGAACTACTGTTGGCTTTTTAGATAATGCAAATAAATATAGTAGATTCTTTGAAATTTCTAATTTACTTAGAGAAGGAGAACCTATTGTTGTTGAACAAAGTAAAGTTGTATCTAGTTTATTTGACGATGATTTAAAATTAATTTCTAATTCAAGGGAAAATAGCGTAATTTTCTTTAGTGAAGAAGATAAATCAACACTATATGGTTACAGGTACTTCCAATCTGGTAATGAAAGAAAGATGGAAGCATGGTTTAGTTGGACTTTAACTGGGACAATTCGATACCATTGCATGTTGGACGATGCTTTATATGTTGTTGTTAAAAATGGAACTAAAGATCAACTACTTAAATACTCTATACAGCTTGACTCATCAAGTCATTTTGTAACTAGTGGAGTAGATTTTCCTGTCTATTTAGATCATTCAATGGAGACAAGTGGCTGGACATATAACGCTACTACTAACAAATCTACTAAAGCTAAACCAACTGGATTAGAAAGCACTACAGCTCAATTAGCTGCATATGATAATTCTAATAATAATAGTGGGGTTCAGAATTTAGGTAGATATGGAAAGATAACAGTTAATGGGTCTAACTTAGAACTAGATGGAGATTGGTCAGGAGAGACGTTTATAATTGGGTACTTGTTTGATATGAAAGTACAGATTCCAACTATTTATTTAAAGAGTCAAGTAGGAGAAAACTATAGATCTGATACTAGATGTGATTTAGTAATACATAGAATTAAATTTAATTTTGGAAATGTTGGTGTTTATACAGTAACTATTGATAAGGAAGGTAAACCTACATTTACAGAGGAAAGGGAAGTAAACCAAGCTAACCTCTCAACTGCAAATAATCCTAATTTTTTACAAGGTAGTTTTGAGACTATTCCTTGTTATGAAAGAAATAAAACCTTAACAGTAAACGTTTCGTCTAAACATCCAACTCCAGCAACCCTTCTTTCTTACAACTGGGAAGGAGATTACAATCAAAAGAATTATAGACGTGTCTAAATACATCTACCCTGCAACGTTGGAAGCTGCCTTAAATGTAGCTTCTAACTTGTTACCAGATGATCGTTTGGAAGTTGTTGAGGGTCATGGACATGATCCTGAGAATGCAATAGTAGTTGCAATGCACAATTCTGATAGTGTGTATTTTAAAGTTCCAAATGATGAAATAGCTGGCATAGCTGGTGTTACTACAGACGGGCAGATCTGGATGCTCTGTACACCATCTATCCTTAAGTATCCACATACCTTTGCACGAGAATCGAGAAAGTATGTGAGAAATAGAAAAGAGAAGTTGCTTTGGAATATCGTAGATAAACGAAACAAAGTTCATATAAAACTACTCAGATTCCTTGGGTTCAAATTTTTAAGGGAAGTAAATCATGGACCAAATAATTTACCATTTATGGAGTTTTGCAAATGTGGGGAGCGATTTTAGCAGGAGGGATCCAAGGTTACTTTAAGGGTCGAGATCAAGACGATATAAACCGAGCTGAAAATGAAAGAAGAAGGCAAGAATATAAAAGAGCACTAGAAGTCAGAAAAAGAAAATGGCAGCAATCAAGAGATGTTTATGGTGCTAAAAAGAATGCCTATAATATCGAATTAAATGAAATACATTTAGCTGCTAATAGAGGTTATGAAAAAACACGAGATGCCTTAAATAACAAAAGAGCAAAAGCTTTAGCTACTAATGAAGCTGACTTTATTAAATATGTTCAAAAGACATTAGGTAAAGTAGCTGCTGCTGGTATGACAGGACAATCAGCTGGACGTATCGCAGGGAGAATAGAAGCAATTCAACAATTTAAACAAGCACAAAGATTAAATAGCTTGATAAAAAGTGGAGAAGCAGGACAAGCTGCTAACGAAGCTATATACAGAAAAGCAAAAGCTTCACAAAGACAAGCATATGCAAAAGTTGCCTTTACTCCAATACCTTCACTTGCCCCTAATCCTCCTCAGATGTTGTCTGAAAGTGGAGGTGGTTTGAGAGGTCTTCTCATGGGAGGACTTACTAGTGCTATTAGTAACTGGGGTTCAAATAATTTGAATACTGGTTTAGAAGGCAAAGGTATGAAATACGACGGAGATCTTAATAGTGGAGATATATGGAACATGCCTAGTGATTATGACCCTTTAGCAGGTTTTAGAGAATGACAGATTCATTTGGAACTTTCGATCCAGTAAAAACTGAAGATTATACAGCTCCTTTATTAGAAAGTTATAAAGATCTGAATGCCGGTATGGATAATTACTGGACACAAGAGCTGGCTAATTATAAATACAAAGCACAAGATGCTGGAATTAAAGACATAGAAGCTTTAACCAATCTATCTACTGCTATTGGTAAAAAAATAACAGAAAGAGAAGAGAGAAAAAGACAGGAGAACATAACTAAAGGAATGCTTTGGTTAAAGGAAAATCCTTTAGATGTTTTAACAACTGAAAAGTTTGAAGCTGAAATTAATAGATTAAAAAAAGAAGGTAAATCTATAGATGAATTTGTAGCTAATTATGAAAGGAAAAAAGATTCAGATATTTGGACTTCTGAAAGTTTTCGTAATCTTAATTCAGCTCAAAAGTATGGAGCAGTTGTTCAATGGGTAGAAGGAAAGGTAAGAGATTATGATCCTTCTAACAACGAAAAGATGCAAAATGCAGTCACTCCTGAAGAGTATAAAGCTGCTGAACATGCTGCAAGTCTTGACCTATATAAAACATTAGGAGATCTTAACCCAGCTCTAGTTCAAAAACATGTTATAAAAAAACAAAAAGAATTAGAAGCTGCTGCATTCAGTAAATGGAATCAAAAAAGAACTCAGGAAATAAAAGCTGAACGTCAAAAGATAGCTAGATCTCAATTAATTAGTTGCCACGAAAATGGACAAGGTGGATGTGCTGTTGCTTATTTAGATGAAAGATCACCGTACATTGGCAATACTGCTGCAAAGCAAGAACTAATGTCTCAATATCTTGCCATGGCTAAGAATGGAGATTTAACTTCTAATAAGATTTTAGATCTTGAAGAAAAGAGTACAGCTAATATGATGATTTCTTCAGCTGATGGTAAGGAATATCAATGGAATGAGTTTTTTGCAGAAGATTGGAAGAAAATAAAAAATGCTGCCATAGCTGCTGAAGCTCAGGAAATGGAGCTTAAACAAAAAGAAAAGAATAGTGCCGCATTCTTAGAAGTAAATGAGCTTTTGTCTACGTTAGATAGAGATCCTAAAACCGGAGGGTTTACTGAAGAATCAATTGCTGTATTAAGAGAGAAGCAAAGTGAATTTATTACTAATGGAGTAACTGGTACAGCTATTACAAACTTAAATAATATCCTTACAAAAGATAGAGGTTCTTCAAGTGCAATAAGAGATGCTGATTTAAAAGCTAAAGCCTTAATAGAAGCTCAACAAGGTATATTAACTACTGAAAGATTACAAACATATCCTTTTTTCTTAAGGCAAGATTCAGATTTAGTTAAATATGCAAAAGCTAATGATCCAATTAATGCACTTAAGGAGGAGAATGAAGAGGCTATTGCTAAGGACATTAATAACACAATTACAACAGATAGTAGTGGTACAGCAACAGCAGATGAAGTTAAACTTGTTGGTTACTTTAAACGTGAATATAATTCTTTAGTTAAGTTTTATAGGTCTATTGGAGATGCAACTCCTGAGAATACTGCTTATTTAGAAGTTAAAAATAAGATACAAGAAGCTAGAGATTTAGATAGAGATCGAGATAAATCAAATGACACTTTCTTTATAAAAGGTAAATGGGTATTTAATAAACCTCAATCGTTTTCTAAAACTGCTATTGATGCACATAAAAAAGAACTAGAAACTAAATTAGAAAAGATCACAAAGATTGCTAAGGATTCTGGTGGTTTATCGTTTCTAGATACACAACAATTATTTCCAGAAAAAATTCTAAAAGAATGGTCTGACGGAAAAAGAATACCACCATTTGCAGTAACCATTGCAGACGAGTTAAACGAACTGGGCTATCGAAATGAAGATGGTTCCTTAGTTACTGGTTACGACGTAATGAAAAGGCAAGATGCAATAGAAAATAGAGATGCATTAAATGAAGGTAAATCAGAAGATGATCCTTCATACGTCAAAGCTTTTAAAGAATTAACTCCTAAAGCTCAAAAGTTGTGTTCTGAAAATCAGTCAACAAATTGCACTACTAGAGCTTTGGCTACTACTGGTGTAGAAAACATAAGTTTTATACCAGACGATCAAGGAGAAATATTAAAAAGTTTTGCTGAAGAGAATGGTACTTCTTTCGGCGAATATGCGGCTGCTTTAGAAACGATCCCTATGTTAAATATTGACTATGAAGGTGATGATCCTTTTAGTTCAATGGATGAGTTTGATTGGTTGCAATACAATAAAGCAGTTGTTAAATACAGCGGTGGTACAGATAAAGAAGCACTTAAACGAACTATAAGAAAAGATTTTCTTCCATATATAAAGTAAATGAACGATCCTATTAAGGATCAGATTGAAGGACAAGTTCCACAACCGGTTGATTTAGCCATGTTTGAGGAAGA